TTAATTAATTTCTGTATAATATAATATATATGCCTATTATATTAGACCAAGCGTTATACAATCGCATTAAGCGTGAAGCGGATAAAATATATGAGAAACCAAGTGCTTATAAAAGTGGCTGGATTGTCAAAACTTATAAAGAGCGTGGCGGGACTTATGGACGTGATAATAAACCTAAAAATCTGCGTAGGTGGTTTAAAGAGGACTGGGCTGATATTGGTGGGCAAGAATATCCTGTCTATCGTCCTCATAAAAGGGTCAGTAAAGATACACCTTTAACCGCCGACGAAATTGACCCTGAACAAGCAAAAGAACAGATTGCTTTGAAGCAAGATATTAAGGGTGAGGCTAATCTCCCCCCATTCAAAATGAAAGGCACTGGACTTTATGATATTACCGATTACACCAAGAAGCAAGCAAAACGATTAGGCGTTCAGGTCTTTCCAAGTGATAATCCAAAATATAAATTAGAAGTATATGATAGTAATGGTGTATTTATTACCTATGTTGGTGCCGCTGGCTATAAAGATTATCCTACCTACATTGAAGAAAAAGGGCAAGAATACGCTGATAAACGTAGAGCCTTGTATAAAAAACGACATGAAAATAATAGACACAAAAAAGACAGCAGAGGTTATTATGCCGACCAATTACTATGGTAATATTCCATTTCATAGGCGTTTGGTTAAATAACGAATTTAGGCAAAAATAATATGTTGCTTAATTATATAATGAGTTTGACTGATATTCAAATTAAAGATTTAGCCAAAAAAATGAAAGTCCCTTTGGTCTTTTGCGGGTTTAAGACGGAATTGGCTGAAACAAAATTGCAACATAACAAATCCTACATTATTAATATGGAAGACGAATTTGACGAAGAAGGCAACCGAAATGAGGGAACCCATTATGCCTGTTTTCAAGTTAATAAATATCCCAGTGGTAAGATTGAGAAAATATACTTTGATAGTTTTGGTGCGGGACCACCCCAAGACGTTCAGGATTTTATTGGGGGTAAAGTTCCATTCAATACAAAAGATATTCAAAGTCTTATGAACGAAGCATGTGGGTGGTATTGTCTTGCATTTTTGCATTACATTAATGCTTATGAAGGTAGAACAAAAGACCTTTACACTGATTGTGAGCATTTCACTGATTTATTTGACGACCTAACTAAATCTGCTGACCATTTGAAAAATGAATATATATTAAAACATTTCTTTCAAAGTAATGACCCAAAGAAACGCAAGCCTGTTGAACTGAAAGGTTTTGGTGCTCCTACTGACCCCAGTGCTCCTGCTGACCCGAATACTATCATAACTGACGTTGAGAATTCACAGGGTGGCTTACCTCGTGGTGGGGGGATTTATAATGTCCCTGTTGATTTTAAATATGTTTAATATATTACCAATATGAGTAATGTATTAAATTCTGTGTTTTTTATAGAAACAACTACAATATTTTTCCCAGCACCTTCGTGCGGGTCTGTCTAATCCTAAATGCTCCTCTAATGCCGAAACAGCGTGTCCGTTGCTATTTAATAAATTCATATAATAATATTAGATTTTATGCTATTCTAACGCCTTGTATATAATTATTCCAACTTGTGATTAAAGGTGTATGTGCGGCTGTCCAATATCCATTAAAATATATCGTTGTTGAAGTTGATAGTTTTAAATATACGACTGGCGTTCGCATAAACACATTACTATATGCTGCGCTTGGGTTTGCATAGTAATCATAAGAAGACGACCAATAATCTGGTAATGTTGCTGAACTCAACGATAATCCAATAGTGCATGTGAAATCAATAGGATTGCCTGACGACGGCGCTATTTGTTTTGATACAACTGCAAAGAGAAGCCATACCCCTGTTCCTAATGTTGTTGAAAATATATTAGCCAGTGTATTTCTTGTCATTGCTGTTAAGTTAAGTTGAAAAAAACTCTCTCCTTTTACTCCAAATCCACTTGTCGTGTAGTTTAGTGGTAGTGGATTTGATAATCCTGCGTTTATATTAATACCGCTTGAATTCATTGACAATTGGGTTGTTCCACCATATTTTAATTCTAATGTTGTTGGTGCATTTATAACTGGACAATCTATTCCAGTATTCGTAGTGCTTAATTTTGTTGAACCATTATATTGCAAATTCACACCCGTTGATTTATTTAACGTTGAAGCGGTTAATGTTGCTGTTGTTAAAGTGGCTGCTGGTATTGAAACCGCATTTGCAGAAGAGGCTGTAATCGCTGTCCCTGTTCCTGCAATTTCTATGCTTGACCCTGTCCCGTTTATATTTACCTGCCCGTTTGTTGCGTTTCCTACGGATAATGCATTTGTGCTTGGATTATAAGTTAAGTCATTGTCAAAATAATTTGGATTATATGTTCCTGACGTTGTTCCTGCGGGTAAATACGATATTGGATATGTTCCTGCTGCGGTTGCTCCGTTAGTTAATACGTTGTTTGTGTTTGTAGCAACGCCTGTATAAGCGGTATATTGCTTGCTTCCGTCTGGAAATTCATGATAATTAACGGCTGGTGTTCCTGTCATAATTATATTATCTCCAAATGTTGCATTCCCAGTTGTATCTTTTGCTCCTAACACGTTGAGAGAGGGTATTGTTTCTTCGCCCTGTCCTATTGGATATTTTAAATATAACCTATCTGCTTCTTCTTTGGTAAGAGTAGTGTTGCTAAATAGACTATTATCAAATATAGACAGATTTTCAGCAGGGGGTGGATATGCACTCATTATATATTTATAGACATATAATTAATTTTAAGCAATTCGGTGTAATTTTAAAACAGCAGTAGGATTTGCAACAAGCGCTGACCCATTCACAAAAACTACTACATAGTATGTGGTTGTAGCCGATAATGATAATGTAATTGTGGGTGTTGTTATAAATCTTCCTGAACCTGTTGTAAATCCATTTGTGTTTAATTGATTTTTCCATTTATCAAGAGCGCCTGTGAATGAACCGCTATTTGGTGAGAATGTTATTCTTATATATGACCCTGCCGTTCCTGTTGTGTTCATTGCAAAATTCATACTCGCACTCGCCAACCATACTCCTTCTGGAAATGCATAACTTACTGCGTTTCCTACTCCTGAACCTGCGTATATGTTTTGCGTGATTTCTACATAATATCCCAAATCGTCGGCTGTTATTGCCGAAGGACTATAATATAATGGTAATGGCGCCGTTATACCACCATATAAGGCTACACCACTCAAACTAACACCTAATTTGGAAGAACCATTGTATTGAAGATATAAAGGCGTTAAATCTCCGTTTATCCTTTGACAATTTATTCCTGTGGTTGTAGTGAATAATTTTGTAGAACCATTGTATTGTAAATTCACACCACTGGCTTGGTTTATCGTTGAAGTCGTTAGTGTTGAGGTTGTTAAAGTGGCTGCGGGTAATGAAATCGCATTTGCATTTGAGCATGTTATTGCTGTTCCTGTCCCGTCTATTACAATATTAGACCCTGTTCCATTTATGTTTATTTGTCCATTTGTTGCGTTTCCTACGGATAATGCATTTGTGCTTGGGTTGTAAGTAAAATCATTGTCAAAATTTAGAGGTGCGTATGCTCCGCTGGTTGTCCCTGCTGGTAAAAAACTAACAGGGTAGTCTCCTGCGGCTGTTGCTCCATTACATATTACATTATTTGCGTTTGTAGCAGTGCCTGTATAAGCAACATATTGTTTTGTTGTGTCAGGATATTGGTGATAATTAACTGCGGGTGTGCCTGACATTACCATATTTGCGCCATTAGTTGCGTTTCCATTAATTGAAGCCGTCCCCGATACAATAATAGACGGAATTGTCTCATTACCTTGTGCTATTGGAAATTTTAAATATAACCTATCTGCGTCTGCTTTTGTTAGTGTTGTTATTGTAGGGTTGCTAAATAGACTACTATCAAAAATTGATAAGTTTTCAGCGGGGGGTGGATATGCACTCATTATATACTATTTACATATAATAAATTGAAATTTTTAATGATTAAGCCACTCTTTCCAAATCTATCCAAAGAGTTGGGTTTGGTGCGCCTGGTAAAAGACTTCCTCCATTACCCGTTCGTCCTACTATATATATGGTAAATGGTGCTAACCCTCCATGTATTGCTGTTGTAGTGATATTCATACCCACTGGGTCTAATGTATATCGTAATGCGTTCGGTTGGCTGTGTGCCCATTGAGGTTGTGCGGTTAATACAACTGGTTCAACACTATTGCAAATCGCAAGACTTACCCACTCTGCATACATTGCAACATTATATGTAGCATTAATTATCCACGTTCCCGCTGGTCGTGTGAAAGTATGTAGTAGTGTGTTTGTATTTCCTACTAATGCCGCACTTGTTATAGTTATTGATATTTTATAACCTAAATCAGTGGAAGTTATGGTTGAAGGATTATAATTAAATTGTAAATAAGAGTTTAATGGGGTGTGCGTTATTCCTGTTGCGCTCGTTTGTATAGCATTCGTTCCCGCTATTTTAAGAGCAACGCCTGTTGCATTATTAATTACTCCACAATTTACTCCCGTATTCGTGGTTGATAGTTTCGTAGAACCATTATATTGCAAATTAACACCCGTTGTTCTATTTATTGTGGGGCATGTCAGTGCGTTTGCTGTAATATTTGCACTTGGTAAGGACACTGCGGTTGCGTTTGGACACGATATAGCGGTTCCTGTGCCTGCTATGGTTAGATTACCTCCCGTTCCGTTGATATTTATTCTTCCATTAGTAGTTCCTCCTACGCTGAATGCATTTGTGCTTGGATTGTATGTCAAATGATTTCCTGCACTATCAAAGTTATTAGGTTGATATGTTAGGTCTGTTGTTCCCACTGGTAAGTATGATACGGGGTATGTTCCTGCTGTGGTTGCTCCGTTTGTTAATACATTATCTGCATTTGTATGTGTTCCACTGAATGCTTCGTATTGTTTCGTCCCGTCTGGATATTGCTGGTAATTAACAGAGGGTGTTCCTGACATTATCATATTGGACGCATAAGTTGAATTTCCACTAATCGTTTCTGTTCCCCCTACCACCAATGCAGGTAGTGTCTCCTCTCCCTGTGCTAATGGAAAATTTAAATATAAACTCTCTGCTTCTTTACGTGTTAATTTTGCAGTAAATGGATTTCTAAATACATTACTATCATAGATTGTTGAATTTTCATTTGGTGGGGGGTATGCACTCATTATATAATTAATGTATATAATAAATTAAGTATTAATTAACCAATCCTTACAAAATCTAAATAAGCCGCCCCTGTCGTTGTGTTTGCTGTTCCAAAACAACGCCCTACTACATATACTGGTGTGCTTGCTATTGTTTGATTGATAATTGCTGGTTGTGTTGCAAGATAAATAATTGACCCACTACTTGCTCCGTTTCCATTTGCTGTGTTTGTCCATTTTCCAACATTAGTTCCTGACGCTGTGCTCACTGACAAAAAAATGGTTGTGCTTGAACCGCCTGTTGCACTCATAGTATATGTTAGATTGGCTGTCGCTGACCACACTCCTACTGGTAAAGAATTATATGTAATCAAGTTTTGATATGTAGAAGTGAATACAGGCAATGAAGCCACACTTGTTGAAAGAGTATATCCTAAATCAGTTGAGGTTATTGCAGACGGGGCATAATTTAATGTTAGTGGTGCGGCTAATCCTCCATTTATAATAACTCCTCCCGAAGTTGTATATATTTTGGTTGCGCCTCCATATTGAAGTTCAACTCCTGCTGCATTATTTATTAAGGCACAATTTACTCCTGTGTTTGTGGTTGTTAGTTTTGTAGAACCATTAAATTGCAAATTTACACCACTGGGGTGGTTTATCGTGGGGCATGTCAATGCATTTGTTGTCGTATTTGCATTTGGTAAGGATACGGCGGTAGCATTAGGACATGAAATAGCGGTGCCTGTTCCTGCTATGGTTAGATTTCCTCCTGTTCCGTTGATATTTATTCTTCCATTAGTGGTTGCTCCTACGCTGAATGCATTTGTGCTTGGGTTATATGTAAAATGATTTCCTGCACTATCAAAATTATTAGGGTGATATGTTCCTGTCGTTGTTCCCACTGGTAAATATGATACGGGGTAGGTTCCTCCTGCGGTTGCTCCATTGGCTAATACATTGTTTGCATTTGTAGCAGTGCCCGTGTAAGCAGTGTATTGTTTTGTTCCGTCGGGGTATTCTTGATAATTAACCGCTGGTGTTCCTGACATTATTATATTAGACGCATAACCTGCGTTTCCATTAGTAGTTGCTGCTCCCGATACTATTAATGAAGGAATAGTCTCTGCACCCTGACCTAATGGAAATTTCAAATAAAGTTTGTCCGCTTCTGCTTGTGTTAATGTATCATTTACTGGTGTGCTAAATAGACTACTATCAAATATAGGCACATTCTCTATTGGGGGGGCGTAGGCACTCATTATATATAATTCATATATAATAAATTGAGAAATTTTTACTTTTATTAAGCCACTCTCATAAATCGTATTTCTCCTGTTGATATGGTAGGGTTTGGTGAAGCAGTTGGAACTCTTGCTACTAAATATATTGTAGTTGTTGTTGTTATAAATAGGGTTATGGGTCCTGTGCTGTATGAATTTAGTAGTGGTGAAGTTTGGCTATTTCCGCAAGCATAACTAATATACTTATTTTCACTGATTGCGGCTGAACTGGTTGATATTGCAAATATTGTTTGGTTTCCCTGATTGGATGTTGTCCAAGTAAGCGCCATACTGCCTACCACTATATAAACCCCCACTTTTAACGTCGTATTTACGACATTGGAATAAGCCGCTGTGGGTGTCCATGCTGCTGATACATAATCGTTATATCCCATTACAAACTCCCAACCTACGGAAGTTCCTATAATAGCGGGGTCATAATTTAGACCTATGGCGGTATCTTCTCCGTATATTCTAATTCCATTTATATTTGAAGATAATTTTGTTGCTCCGTTATATTGTATTTCAATATCTCCTGTCCTATCTATGACAGAGCAATCTACTCCTGTATTAGTGGTTGTTAATTTTGTTGAACCATTATATTGCAAACTTACTCCGCTGGGGTGGTTTATTGTGGAACAGGTTAGTGCGCTTGCTGTCGTATTTGCACTTGGTAAGGACACTGCGGTTGCGTTTGGACACGATATAGCAGTGCCTGTGCCTGCTATGGTTAAATTACCTCCCGTTCCGTTGATATTTATTTTTCCGTTGGTAGTTCCCCCTACGCTGAATGCATTTGTGCTGGGGTTATATGTCAAGTGATTACCTGCACTATCAAAGTTATTAGGTTGATATGTGCCTGTTGTAGTTCCCACTGGTAAATAACTAATTGGGTAAGTCCCTGTCGTTGTTATATTTCTACATAAAACATTATTTGCATTTGTAGCAGTCCCAACGGCAGTATATGCCGTGTATTGTTTGCTGCCGTCAGGATATTCTATATAATTAACCGCTGGTGTCCCCGTCATTATCGTATTTGCTGCCGAGTTTAATGTCCCGTTTATTTGTTCTGTTCCTGATATAATTAAGGAAGGTATAGTCTCTTCACCCTGACCTATTGGATATTGTAATAATATCTTATCTGCTTCTGCTTGTGTAATCAAGTCGTTTGGTGCGCTAAATACATTTGTATTAAATGTTGTTAGATTGCTTGCTGGTGGTGGGTATGCACTCATTTATATATTATCCACATTTAATTTTCCAGTCATTGTATATAATAGTCTCACCCTTTGCTATTTTCCAACAACGTCTTTTATTTTCATTACACTCACAACACCTCTTTCCAAGCATTTTTTCTATTATGGATTTTATGTCTTCTTCTCTAAACCAGTCCATATTTTTAATCCTTCCTTCCAAATCAAAAACCAAATTATATGGGTTTTCACCCATTTGTGGGTTATGATAAACCCGAACAAATGAATTTTCAGCACAATCTATAAATCGTATGATATTCGTGTTTTCCATTATATATATTAAGGATATTATCTCTTTAATATATTTTTTTAATAATCAATCCAAAGTATTTCATATTCATTGTTCTGTCTTTTGTAATGAACATATATCTTTTTTCCAGTTGGTAATTCAATGATTTCCATATAAACGCACTCTTTTCTCATACACATTTTGTATATATACTATTTAGGGAAAAAAATAATCTCCATAATTTATATTATGGCGAACGCTTGGATTGAACATATACGCAAATATGCAAAAGACAACAACATGAAGTATTCCGCTGCTTTAACTGACCCGAAATGCAAAGCCAGTTATAAAGGTAGTCAGGGCAAGGGGGTTAATCCTTTTCCTATTGGTAGTAGTGGCGAAAAAGCGACTAAATTGCTAAAAGAGGCGGCGAGGGCTATTGGTGAAATTGGTGAAAAAGGTGGCGAGAAAGCGACTAATTTGCTTAAAGAGGCTGCGAGGGCTGTTGGTCAAGGCATTGCCCCCAAAGAAAATGTCTCCATGACCATTACTGAAAAAAAGAAACGTGGAAGACCTCGTAAATATTCGTCCCCCGAAGAAGCCAAAAAGGCGAAAACAACAAAAACCATTGAAAGTAATGCCCGCAAAACCAAAGCGAAAAAACAAGCCGAACCAAGTGTTGAGGGTGGTGTCCTTCCAAAGGCTAATATTATTCCTACTGCAACTGCTTCTCCTCGTTCTACCGCTGACCCTATGCTTATTCCAAGAGCAGAGGTCTCCGTTCCAAGCGCTCCTGCTTCTGCCCGTGAGGTTAAACTTCCAAAAATTTACAAACTTTTTATACAAAAAATAAATGATGGTAGTATGACACGTTATAATGAGTTAATGAACGGATTTGTATCACCAGATGATATGGACAAAGATATGGAAGAAAGTTTTGATTTTTACTATGATTTGGACCCTGTCGTGCCTACCCAAAGGGCTAAAAAAACGAGGTTTGAAAAAAGTTATAAATACTTTACTGGTGAAGAACTGGGTCGTCCTTCCTCTGGTGGTATGCTCCCACGTCTCCCACCTACTCCACCACCCGCCAGACGTGAGCGTGAAGAACCTGCTGAATTGCCTCGTCGTGTTAGACAGCGTGGAAGACCTCGTGGGCGAACTTCTCGTATCGTTGGCGACCCCGTCTCTCCTGCTCGTTCTCCCAGTCGTCGTTTATTCCCTCCTCCTATTGTTGGCGACCCCGTCTCTCCAACTCGTAATGAGATTAATCCGTTTATAGCCCAAATCACACCACCTCCGTCTCCCGTCCAAAGAAACCCTCTTGCTGACGGCGTGGGTAATTATATCATTGATTTGATAAGCGGTGATATTAACGAGGATAGTTTAGCAGAGTTTGAAGAAGTTAATGACGAAATCCCCGATTTAGAAGTTAGATTTATAGATTTCTTACATACACGTCCTGACCCAGAAGAAGGTGGCGAAGGAACTCCCGAAGAATTGGCTATGCGATTTGCCGCTTTTCAGGACGCTCTCCGTCCCGCTGCGGGGCGTGGTTTGATTGCGAAAGGTAGTCTTACTCATATCTATCCCTTGCACCACAATATTATTATGGATATGTTGAGAGATGCCTAAAATCATTTAAAGATAAATTTGCTTAAATATATATCTTCATACAATATATAATTAAGGAATGGAAAACCCAGAAGTTTCACAACCAGAAAATGAGCCTTACATGCGCAAGTATATGAGAGAACGCTATAAGCAAGACCCTATTAAGGCTCGTCAATACCGCCGTTCATGCCGTGTTCGTGCCCTTAAAAATGTTCCAGAAGCCGACGTCCAAAAGTATGGTAGATATTTAGCCGATATTTTTGAATTACGTGAAATTATTGCAAGAATTCCCAAAGAATATGTCCAAGAAATCGTTGCCTCTATTTAGGCATT